GTTATTGGCAATATGTTGTTCAGCAAAAAGCCCAGCGAAGTCAGTCAGCTTTATGCAAGCCTTACGCCATCAGGCCGAGAAAGCGCTAGAGCTGCAATTCTTTCTCGTGCAGCAGAAAAAGCGACTGCAGAAGTAGCAGAAGGAACCGTTGTATCGCCAGACAAGTTTGCCAATGAAGTCAAACGCCTTGGCACATCCATTGGAGTGTTTTTCACTGGTGACGATCTCAAACAGGTTGAAGGACTGACCAGAGTGTTGAACATCACCAAGCGCGCATCTGAGGCTGCAGCTGCTCCACCAACAGGAGTTCAGGCCGCAATCCCAGTCAGTGCTGCGGCATTGTCCAGTTTCTTTGGTGGTGGTTTGCCAGGGTTCATTGCAACGCTTGGAACTGCCGGTGGTGTTGGTGTAGCAGCACGTATTTACGAATCAGCACCGATTCGGAACTTGCTAATCAAAATTCCACAGACCGTTTCTGGAAGTCCAGAGGAAGCCGCACTGCTTAAGCGTCTGACTGCTACCATTCAGCAGCAACAACAGGCACAATCCGCCCAGGAGAACCCATAAATGTCCGCACTCTCAATTCAAGTTCCTTTTCCAGTTTTTCAAGACCGTGATGGGCAGCCATTGGACAATGGCTACGTCTGGCTAGGGGTGGCAAACCTGAACCCACAGACAAACCCAGTCGTGGCCTATTACGACGCAGCGCTTACCATTGCAGCAGCGCAGCCATTACGCACCCTCAATGGCTACATTTCACGCGCAGGCTCACCGGCCCAGGTCTATGTGGATGGCGTGAACTTCAGCATCCTGGTGCAGGACAGCAAAGGCTCAATGGTTTATAACTTTCCTGATGGTTCTGGAATTAGTCCAGATTCTTCAGGAGTAATTTATCTGCCAGCAGGAATTGATGCTGTTCCTACAACTGTCCAAGCTAAATTACGAGAAAATGTAAGTGTTTTGGATTTTGGTGCTACTGGTAATGGCACAACTGATGATACTAATGCAATTCAAGCAGCTATTGATAGCGTTTCTATTGATGGTGGCGTTCTCTATTTTCCGATTGGCGTCTATCGTATAACGGCAAGACTGCTCATTGGTGAACGGTTTGTAGACGAAGCGCAAGTTGTTGACACAATCGACAACTATACGGAAGCAGCATCATTTAACTCAGCATTAGCGGAAACTACATATACGCTACCTTATGTCTCTATTAATGCAGTTCCCGGTACGGTTATTTGGGGCGACTTTACTCCGGTAACGGAGACTGCGCTTTTATATTATGGAATACTAAATAGTTCTGTAAAAAACACTCAGGAACCATACATTCAAGGCCTGACGTTTATTGCCAAAGAAGGCATGACGGCAGGAGTTAAAAATAACATTCCAGGTGACGACCCTGTTCCTAGTGGTCAGATGGGTTTGTTTATTGCTGGCGCATTGATCAATGTTGACAACATAACGTTCTATGATCTCAGCCGCAGCCTAGTCACAAGCTCTTGCTACTGGTCAACGTTTGGCAACATGAATTCGATACGGTCGAATACTGCTTACACATTTGTTGGTAACAACGCAACTGCTTCAAACAGCATTCTTGCTTCTTATGCCCAGGTGCTTGCATTCAGCGCCAGCGGACAAGGACTGACCTTCCGGGGCCTCTACACTGAGCAATGCGTTGTAGACTTCTATAGCCCAGGCGCAGATAATTTGTCTATTGATACAACGTATTTTGAAAATACGAACGCTGCAAACACAGATTTTTCATGCAAGTTTGGGGATGGAACCCGTACAGCATATTTTGTAACTCTGTTAAATAGCCATATTAGTAGAGCAGGAAACAAAGCATTGTTTCTTACAAAAGCGCAGATAGAAGTAATTGGTTCGCATATTTATACAACATCAGGTATTCTTGCTGACGCTGTTTCTAGTGCTTATCTTTTAAATACAACTTGTGCCATTGATGCGTCTAACACTGGTCAGATTGTTGTAACAAACACAAACATTTTACAGAGCGGTGGAGGACTTTACGTTGCAAATGCTACTGTAAATACAGCAGATAGTTCTACATCTGGGTTTAGGTTTGGCAACACTCGCATGTGGTTTGACCCTACATACAGCATTCTAAAATATAAAGTTGGAACGCCAACTAGCACAACAGATGGCTATTCGCTAGTACCAGTTATTGCTCAATACAGTGAAGCGTGGGGAACCATAGCAAACGGCACGTATGCAGCGGATACACTATCAGAGGCATTCTTTACTATGGGCAACCAATACTCAGTGTCACCGCTATCTGCATTACCGACTGGTGTGTTTATGAATGCACAATGCAATGCCAATGGTTCGCTTACTGTTTACGTTTGGAATTTCTCTGGTTCAAGTCAAGCCATTGGCACTGTTGCATATGTCATGGCAATGAGCATTACAGTTTAATCAAAAAGGAAATAATATGGCTGACTCAAAAATTTCAGCACTGACAGGTGCATCAACCCCACTAGCTGGAACAGAAGTATTGCCTATTGTTCAAGGCGGGGCTACTGTTAAAGTTTCTGTTGCTAACCTTACTGCTGGTCGTGCAGTTAGCGCTACAGCATTGACAGCATCAACAGGCAATCTTATCGTTAGCACCACAGGCAAGGGCGTTACCACTGGGTCGTCTATTCCGCTTGGGTTTGGTGTCAACAATGGCACTGCGTTAATGACGTTAGCTACAGATGGCAGTTTGGGCTTGGGAGTTGTTGTACCAGAAGCGCCATTGCATTTGTATTCCCCTTATCCAGTAATATCAATGGAAGAATCAGATGCTGCTGCTAACAATAAAAAGTGGTGGTTTGAAATAAACGGTGGCGTATATCAAGGAAGAATCCTTAACGATGCAGTCAGTGCAGCGAGTACATGGATCAAGGTTACACGATCTGGTACGACAGTAAGTTCCATTGAGTTTCCTTCTGGCCCCGTCACAATGGGAAATTATGGGGTAGGAACAGCAACATTTTCAGCGGCGGGTTTGATAAGTTCTGTATCAGACGAAACGTACAAAATCAAAGATGGAGTGATTGCTGACCCAATCCCGATGATTATGGCGCTGGAGACCGGGTACTACTACGGCAAGCCAGAAGCCAACATGGGCGATGGCCGGCAACTGGGCTTTTACGCTCAGAACGTTCGCGCTGCCATTGGCCCCGAGGCTGCACCAAACCCTGAAACCTACACCGTCACCGATGAAAACGGTGTAGATACCATCAAGACCAAACCTTGGGGTTACTACGACCGCTCAGTGCTTGCAGTGGCGATTGAAGCCATCAAGGTACAGCAAGTTCAAATCGCTGCCTTGACGGCCCGCATTCAAGCCTTGGAAGCAAAAATTTAAGGCGTATTATGTTGAAAGCAGTCAGAGCATCAATTACAAGTGGCGTTTTAAGTTGGATTACGTCACGACCAAAAGCTGTTCCACTTTCAAGTCAAAGTACAACACAAAATGTTCTTTTGCTTGAAGATGGTGGTTTTTTGTTGCAAGAAAATGGCGACGAAATTCTTTTAGAAAACTAAGGAAACAAAATGGCTAGCAATTCACAAATCGCATTTGCACCGCTCGGGCAGACCATCGTGGTGGCATCTACCAATCCAGCGCCAACTGGCATCCAGGCTCCTGTTTTTGACAGGTTGGACGCTCAAAATGTAGGCCAGTATCGGCTTATCAACTCGGGTACGGTGACTGTGTTCTTGGGCACGGGGAACACCGCAGCAATTGCTACAGCCAACGCTGTCGCTCCTACAGCTGGTTCACCAACTGCGGCAATCGTGCTGGTGCCTGGTGCGGTTGAAGTTCTGCGATTCAACACGGGAACTTACTTCAGCGGCCTGTCGGCCAGCGCTGTGACGGTCTACATTACACCAGGCCAAGGCATCTAGGTGGAAACTCAGTCAATTTTCAATGCGAGCCTGGGTGTTGCCAGTCTCATCACTGGCTGGTTCGCCAGAGAATTGTGGTCCGCTGTGAAAGAATTAAAAGCCGATCTTGCTAAACTCAGCACTGAGATTCCAAAAACCTATGTTACCCGCGACGACTACCGGCAAGACCTTAAAGAGATCCGCGATCTGCTTGCCAAAATCTTTGACAAGCTCGATGGGAAGGTCGACCGATGAACATTATCCAGCAGCTCAAGAACGAGGAGGGCGTGATTCCTCACGCGTACCAAGACTCGCTTGGCTTCTGGACTATCGGCGTGGGAAGGTTGATCGACCAGCGTAAGGGTGGCCTGCTCTATCCAGACGAGATTGAATACCTACTGGCGAATGACGTGAAGCGCAAGACTGATGGTTTAAATGATGCCCTGCCCTGGTTTCATCTGCTTGATGAGCGAAGGCAGGCGGTGCTAATTCAAATGGCCTTCCAGATGGGTCTAAAGGGCCTCCTGGCGTTCTCGACGACTCTAAGCCATGTGAGGGTGGGTCGTTACGATGAAGCTGCTGTAGCCATGCTTGAGTCGATCTGGGCCAAGCAAACACCAGAGCGGGCCAAGAGGCTATCCAAGCAAATGGAAACCGGAGAGTGGCAATGAGTTGGCTTGAGCAACTGGCACCGACAATCGCGTCCGCAGTCGGTGGGCCGCTGGTTGGCCTTGCTTATGAAGCCGTCGCAAAGGCGTTGGGCACCACTCCAGACGACGCACAGAAAATGCTGGCAACTGGGAAACTCACGTCTGACCAGCTGGCATCAATCCAGCAAGCCGAGATTGCGCTGAAGGCCCAGGCGCAGAGCATGAACCTGGACTTCGCCAGACTGACAAACGACGACCGGAAATCTGCTCGAGATCTGCAGTCGACAACCCGTTCCATCATCCCGCCGGCTTTGGCCTTGCTGGTGACGATCGGATTCTTCGGGATCTTGGTGGGGATGATGACTGAATCATTCAAGACCAGCGAAGCGTTGATGCTGATGCTTGGAAGCCTGGGAACTGCTTGGACCGGGATCATTGCGTTCTATTTTGGCTCGAGTGCCGGAAGCCAGGCCAAGGATTCACTCATCCATAAATCAACACCGATTTAGTCGTGGATGCGTCCGGAGTCAACGATGGCGCAAAAGCGGCAATCGGGACTCTCAAAGAATCTATTGCTGTCGGTAAGGAAGGAGGCAAGCTCGTCGAGGGAGTACAGGCCGATTCTCATGCTGTCATCCTTCAACAGCGACGCATCCGCGAACATGACCGGCGCAGGCAGGAACAGCTAGGCAGCCAGCAGGAGCAGCGCGCCTACCATCATTTCATTGCCAAGCAGCAGGAGATCAAGACCACTGAGGATCTGAAGCGCCACATCCTCAAGGAACATGGCGTCACCGGCTGGTCCGAGTTCCTCAAAGCCAAGGCAGACATCGAGGCCCAAGATAAACTAGAAGCCTCACAGGTCAGCGAGGATGAAAACGCAATGAATGATGCAACCTGGTGGTGCTTCGCGGCAGGTGCGCTGATTGCGTTCTTGATTACCAATGGCTAGGCGCTACGGCAAGCTGGCCGCAATCCTGATTCTTGTCTATGCCCTGCTTTCAATCTATCTGAAGCATGGCCACAAGATCAAGACACCCCATTAGCGTAGGTCAGCAAGTGTTCGTTCAAGCGTAAAATTCTGGTCCGGTTGTAGATGACGATGCTGGTTGCATAATCCACGGCGGTCTCGGCCTCGAGCAGTGACAGATGCGCCAGGGCCAGCTCGTTGGCGATCACTTCCATTGGTGTCTTTTGGCGCCAGAAGCTCTGAATATATTTGATCATTGTGCTGGATCCTCAAAAAGTTGCAGCGCTTGCTCAAGCGTAATGTCCAAGCCGTAGTTCAGCAGCATGGCCGCAGCTGTCAGCCTGGTGATCCCGCCGACTTCGATCTGGCGCTTGTAGGCCCGTACTTCAGCCTCCAGGCGAAACGATTTGCTCAAGACATACCGCAGCCACCATAGAGGTGCAATCCAGGCCTGCTCACGATAGTGGACCATCTCATGCTCAATCAGTCCGGCGTTGTCTGCCTGGTCAGGAAGCACAAGAATCACCGGCCAGATCGAGATGGCCTGGAAGGGCTTTTTGATAAGTGTGGTTTTTATGATCATCTTGACGCTCTTGTCCGTTTGAAGTCAGCCATTGTAAAAACGCTGTTCGATGCAGTCAGCGAGAACACGGAAGTGCAGAACGGTCTAGGCCGATCGCGTTTGATGTGCCGGTTGCCTAACGGGTCGTTTGCTGCCTGGGCCGCGATGGCTTCAGCTTCTGTCATGAACGATCCGATATGCTCAGTGCCGACCCGCGCCAGCCAGCGCTTGGCCCGTTTGTTGTAGATGATGCCAATCATCATTTCATCCTTGAATTATCAGCAAGATCTTCTTCCAGACGCTGGTGGAATGTATCTTCCCCATCATCGCAAGAAACCAGCCAATCTATGCGCTGTGCATAAATCTCTGCGATTCTCAACAAATACAGACCTTGACTAAATGCACGGATGGTTTCTTTTGAATAGCCACGACCCCCTGTATCGCCCCACTCATTCAGTTCTTGACTGTCATTGCTGATGATTAACTGCTCAACCATGTCAGCGATTTGACCAATTTTGTACTGGTCGTAATTGAAGTGTCCACCGCTCATGTGTTCCTGCTCATTAATTTGGCTTCAAGGGCATCAACTATTTTTCTGCCGCTTTTTGATACTGGGCCAGCGCCGCCATTTAATCCAAAGTAATACCGCAACACATCATCTGCTAGTATTTCTTTATCCGTCAGCCCGACCCATCCTGGCACATTGCCTGGCAGCACGTTCACCGGCCGTGGATAGGCAAGCGCAGCCAAGGCCTTGAGCAGTCGTTCAAACTTGTCAGTCTCCATCTAAGTCTCCGATCAATCTAGGATCCAGCGGGAGTGGGCCAAGTTGCAATTCGCCGGCCAGGCCTCTGGCGTCATAAGCCTGGCGCTGTGCAAAGTAGGTCATCAACTCTGGCCACTTTCCAATACCACGCGATTCTGCATCCCGGCACTCTCGCAATTTGTACGTCCAGTGGTTCAGCCCGTCTTGATAAAAGGCCTGGTCTGCTTTAGAGACTGGCTGACTTGAGAACAGATCAATCTGATTCATGGCGCAATCACCGTGTAACCCATTGCCTCGAGCGATCGGACCATCCGCAGGATCGCAGGATCTCCACCATCAAAGCGGTACATCTGCTGGCCGTCCTGTTGAAAGACTGACACCCGGCCAATCTCTCGGTCATGCTTCAGCACCGCAGACACCATTGCGCTGGTGATGCCGGCAACATCCGCCAGGACTGCGGCAGTCGCTGGTCCGTTCTTTTCCAGGTAGGCCCGAACTTTTGCCACTGGACCAACCTTCGCCAGGCGATCAGTTGAATACCGATAGCTGATGTGCGCCTTCATCAATGCCGGCTTGCCGACCAGCTGGCTGGCCATGTTTGCAAAAATGCTCATAGAAACATCCAAACAAAGAAACAGCTTGCAGAAATGTACAAAAGCACAATCCCGACGTAAGTGATCAGCAATTCAAGTTTTATACTGTGATTGTGATGGTCTGCGCAAAGGCGGCCTTGATTGCAGTCACCTTGACAGGGTGGGCAATCTTTGAATTTTTGTTTCATGTCTGCATCATCGAAACCAGATAAAAAATCCGTGCAGGATCCCAATCGGGAAGAACAGCGCACCGGCCACAAGGAAGCCCCACATCCCCTCACCAAAGCAAGTCAAGATGTGAGTCAGCCAGGCACAGAAGCAAGCGATAGAAATTACTGCTCCCATGTCATCCCCTTAAAAAGTCGTGTCGTCCTGGTCGTCCCGTTGGCGTGGTTCGTTCAGGTAAGCCCAACCGTCCCACCCACCCTCTTTTAGCGGGATAACGTCGATCTTCAGCATCGGGCCGTTCTTGGTTGAGATGATAGATCCGACTCGCTGGTAACGGTTCTTCTGCTCACCCTTCGCATTTGTGTAAGTCCCGGTGACAACGGTCACTTCTTGCATAAGTTTTGCCATTTTTATTCCCCAATGATTTGATTTAATTTATCGACCTTGACCGTAAGCTCGGCCAGGAACTTCTTAATTTCAGCCTCCATCGTGATGATGAACGGCTGATCCCGTGGGATTCGTTTTACAAACATTTGCGCCTTGGCTGGCATGCGTGGATCAAAGACCACGTAATCGCACCAGGCACGGTCAGCACAAGCCATCTGCATCTGCATCTGGGCGAAATACTTAGCCGGCACTGTTTCAGACAGCAAGGCGTCGATCATTGTGGCGGTGTTCGGGCACTTAATCTCGATGCAGCCATCCTTGCCGATCAACCCATCAGGACTGGCTCCAGCCATTTCAATTGATGGGTGATTCACAAACCCCACCTCTTGGACCGTTAAGCCAGTGGCGGCCTCGTAAGCCCCCCTGGCGAATGGTTCCTGATCGGTCCCCCACTGCATGGCCGCATTGGTGAACGATTCTTGGCGAGTGCCGGTGATCGTTTCAACTACCAACTGGGCCATGTAATTTTCCCGGCCGGCGGCGTAACCCGTCTTGGTCTTGGCCATCACGTCGGAAACCTTGGACGCAGTGACCTTGCCCAGGCGGACCGCGAACCATTCGTCTGTGCGTTGTTCAATTTCTTCAGACATATGATTCTCCTGTTATCTTTTCAATTAACTTCATTGCGTTTTGGATTTCAGGAGGCTGATTTTTGAATGGCATAACCCTGTGAAAATTATCATTTTGTTTATTTGAGTACCAGCCAATAAATGTTCGTAAAAGTTCCAACATTTCAGGAGCATAAGAAATCAACATTGCATTAGCCCGCTGCTCTGCATCGGGAACTGTTTTTCTATTTGGTATATTGGCAATTGTTGTGCCGTGAACTCCGGTTTTTCTTGTGGTAATGCTGTATGGATTAGTTGTCCAAGGAAATTGGTAGCGTGTGTTGTCTTGAAAGTGCCAGCGTTCAGGGGTGTAACTCATGCTTTTTTCTCCTGTTTGGCACGCTCAACACGGGACTTCTTCGCAGCCATCACAGCAGCCTGGAGGCTTTGATTGCCTTTGCAAGCATCAAAGGCCAGTTTGTAAACTTCAGCCAGTTCCTCGCTGTTGGCGCTGGCCTGGATCGCTGAAAGGTGGTCTGTAATGTCAGGCGCTGGTGCAGCTTGTGCTGCAGCTGGTGGGCGCTTGCTGGCGGCGTTGCCGTCGTCATCTTCTGGAGCGATCCCGCAAGCAGCCATGAGGCTATAGCGCCTAGCGTAAGTCAATGCGGATCCGTAACCCTGGGCGTCTTGCTTTGTGGCCGGCACTTGTAGCTGGCCGCAGTTGATCACTTCGCCAGACTCATGAACGAACACAGTCTCGACCACGACGCCAGAGTCGTAAGAACTGACCCGCTGCATCAAGGCGATGCCGTTGTTATTGAGACCTTCAATCACGGCCTCAACACAGGCGGCCAGGTCGGCGTAACGACTCTTAAAGTGTGGATTGCTGGACGACTTAAGAGCCGGTCCGAATTCGCGTTGGGCCTTGACAAGGGCCGCTGCGACTTTACTGAATGAAGATTCCATGATTTTTCCTAAAAAGACCTGTCAGGGGATAGGGGCCGAAGCCCGGTAAGTTAAGAATAAGACAAACCTTGAAACTCAAAGGAGTCTGCCAGGTCTGGTGCAGCAGACTTGCGAATGTTCAGGGAAACGCAAGCAAACCCGTAACGCTCTGCAAGGTATTGCAAAGCCTCTTGAGTGTTGGCCACCACCGTGATTTGGGTAGCCGCAAAATCTGTGGGGGAGAAAGTGAAATCGGTCATAAGACCTCCAAAAAGACCCTTTGCGAATTGCTAGGGCATGTGTGCATCATAAGCCAGCTAAACAGCGAGTGCAAGGGGTCTAGAAAAATAAATGCAACTTTTTTTAGAATATCGCCATTGCCAGCCACATGGCCAGGTAGATCAGGCCGACTGTTACGGCCGCCATCAGGACGATCTTGATCATGCTTGGCTCGTTGTTCATTCGCCTTGCTCCATTGCGTCGCATTTGTCCTGAGCGAGCTGCTCTTGCATCTTGTGCGACTCGTCGGTGTCCCATTGATAGGACACGGTTGACGGCACGTTTGCATCAACGTCAATCCAGACGCCATTAACCCGGACCGTGTCGGCGCTGCAGTATTGGTCGCAGCTGCGGAAGCTGATCAGGGCTTTGCTATCGCCCCAGTCGTGCCAGGCCTCGTGTTCGTCCTCGTTCCAGATTGTTCCGGACCCCTCGAAGTTGTCCAGCTCCCTGGCCAGCTGATGGGCCTCTGCTGCCAAAGCCAACCAGGCCGGATAAAGCTCTGAAGAAAATTCTGGCTTGGCACTCTCAACCAGCTTTTGAAGTTTTGTGATTCGTGTGGGAAACATGATTAATCCTTTAGATGGGGCCGAAGCCCCGTTGATTTAAGCAGCCAGGCGACCAACGCAGCCTTGACCGTAACCGTCATCACCCAGGAAGGCAACACGGGCCAGCGTCGGGCTGTAATGGGTTTCGCAAGCGCTGGCTTTGCCAACAGAATCCATCATCCTGCGATTGGTTTCATAGTCGACCTGGTCGGAAATTTGAGCGCCAAACCCGCTATCGACAATGGCCGGCGTTGCATAACCGTAATACTTGCAGCTTGCATCGACCAAGATTTCCAAAACCATTTTGGAAAATTTACGGCTGATAAAAACGTAGTTCGCAGCAAACCGGACTTCTTCGCCGTCCAGGCTGTTGTAAACGGAGCCTCTGTAGTCGGTTGAGCTGTCGAAGTACGCACCGACAAACATTGAAGTGACAGTCTTGACCTGGTCATAGGTCGGGCCGTTTGTGTAGGCTACATCGATGCTTGCGCCACCAGCATAGACCCTTGATTGAACGGTAAACTTGACGCCTGGGAAGGACTCTTTCAGAGCAGTCCGGATCAACTTGGCAGTGTCAGCGCAGGAGAGGTAGATCATTTTGCTTCCTTTCAGACCGCTTGCGTTTTGCTACGGCATGGCTGCATCATAAGCCAGCTAATCAAGCAATGCAAGGACTATTTGCAAAGACCCCTTAACTTTGTAGGGTATTGCAAGGCTTTACTTTCCCATGCAGTGCGCTTAACATGCAAGGATGGACAAAGACGAAGCAATCAACCTAGCAGGAACAGCTGCCGCACTGGCCAAGATGCTTGGCATCACGGCTGCCGCTATCAGCCAGTGGAAAAAGATTCCCCAGGCGCGCATTTGGCAGCTGATGCACTTGCGGCCAGAGTGGTTTAAGAGCTAGAATTTACTGGAATCCGGCTAGGTTGGACTAATTACCCAACTGAACAGCGAGCCTCCCCGCTGCCGCGATTTCCTTTTTTTGGGAGGACAGACTAGGAGGAAAAATGCACTACTACCAGCACCATATCGGTGACTTCATCAAGGCCACAGCCAGGCTGACAGACGGTCAGACAATGGCTTATCTGCGGCTTTTGTGGATCTACTACGACAGCGAAAAACCATTGAAGCCAGACATTCGCGTCCTGGCTTTTCAGATCGGTGCGTCCCAAGAGGACACCGAACTGCTGTTGGCAAGTTTTTTTGTGCTTGAGGAAACAGGCTGGCACCAGAAGCGCTGCGATCAGGAGATTGCTGATTACCGCGACTTCTTGAACAAGAAATCGAACGCCGGCAAGGCATCTGCTGAACGCCGGAGGATCATCAGTGCCACAGATGCTGAACAGGTTGGCAACGGAAGTTCAACAGGTGTTGAACAGGTGTTGAACGGATGTGCTACAGATGTGCAACTAACCACTAACCACAAACCACTAACCACTAACCAACAACCAAAGAGAAATAAAGCAACTGCCGTTGCTACGCCTGAAGGCGTTTCACAAGAAGTTTTCGAATCATTCCTTGTCTTGAGGAAAGCAAAGAACGCACCCGTCACACTCACAGCAATTGCCGGCATCGGCAAGGAAGCCAAAATAGCCGGCCTCAGCTTAGAAGAAGCCTTGGCCATGTGCTGCGCTCGAGGCTGGACAGGCTTCAAAGCAAAGTGGACCATCGATCAGGTCAATGCAGCCGACAGCCGCCAGGCAACAATGACGGCACTCACTCGAGGCCTTTCAACACCGAAACCCTTCTGGGCAACCGAAACGATTGAGGTGCAAAATGACCGACTTCTGTGATGCTGAAACCGGCTTTGACTACATCTTCACGAAGATGAGCGCAATCTACGGCGCAACCTTTTCGAATCACTGGCGCGGCATCGAGCCGACAATCATCCGGCAGACTTGGATCCACGAATGCGGCCGAGGACTCACGTACAGGCCAAAGATGGATTTTGCGTTGAAGCACATGAACCCAGACAGGCCACCATCGGCGCTTGCCTTCTACAGACTTTTGCGAGACGGGCCAGCGATCCCAGAAAAGCCAGCGTTCCGGATCTCAAGACAGCCGACGATGCACGAAAAGATCGTGACCGAAAAAGCCAAGCAGGAAGCGCTGGCCAAGCTGCGCGAGATCAGCCAAAAGATGAGGGTGAGATGAATGAGTTGGCTTTATTCGCAGGCGCTGGTGGCGGAATACTTGGGGGAAAACTTCTTGGATGGCGAACAGTCTGTGCCGTCGAATGGGAACCCTACCCCGCAAGCGTACTGTGCGCCAGACAAAATGACGGCCTTCTCCCGACTTTCCCGATTTGGGATGACGTACAAACCTTTGACGGACGACCTTGGAAAGGAATTGTTGACGTCATTTCTGGAGGCTTTCCCTGTCAAGACATCAGCGTTGCAGGAAAAGGCGCAGGAATCACAGGGCAACGATCAGGAATGTGGAACCACATGGCGCGCATCATTGGCGAAGTACGACCCCGATTCGTGTTCGTGGAAAACAGTTCAGCACTCATTGTTCGGGGACTTGGAATCGTCCTCAGTGACTTGGCCGAAATCGGGTATGACTGCCGGTGGACAGTGCTGGGAGCTTCCGACGTTGGAGCGCCCCACCGGCGCCAACGATTCTGGCTTGTGGCCCACGCCACTTGCGAACAGCCACACGGGCGCAGGGCACGGGCCAAGAAAGACAGGCTCGCCGAACTTGCAAACGATGGTAAAGGCGTGGCCCACCCCTACCGTGTGCGGGAACTACAACCGCAAGGGTGCAAGTGCAACCAGCGGGGACGGACTGGCGACTGCGGTGCTGAAGGTTTCCACGCCGACAGCGCGGGATTGGCGCAGCGGCAAGGCCAGCCAAGCCACGCACGACAAGAACTCGCGGCTATTGAGCGAGCAGATTGGTGGCAGTCTGAACCCGACGTGGGTCGAGTGGCTAATTGGGTGGCCGCTAGGGTGGACCGACTTAAAGCCATTGGCAACGGACAAGTTCCCTTATGTGCCGCAACAGCTTGGAGATTGTTAAATGGATAAGGCAACAGCCCACAAAATATTGAACCGGTTCCGGGAAGGTTCCGAATACCCAGGCCATGAAATAAATAAAGCACTGAAAGCAACCGGTGACATTAAACAACCAGTCGGAAGAATGGCGCAGAGAATGCGAGGCCAGGGAATGGCTGGCCAGGTGGACAACCCTTCAGACCGAGAAAGGATTGGGACCGGCCAATGCCTGGTGGGCCGACATGATCCAGAAGATCGAGAAAAGCCGAGGCCCTGGTGCAGCGCTTATCTTGCGCAACGACATGAACAAGGCCCGCAATGAGAGCCGCGAGGACGGACGCAAACCATGAAGCGGTGGTCAAGGCTTTACGCGAGGCTGGCGCTACGGTGCAGTCTCTCGCTTCTGTTGGGAAAGGCGTACCTGATCTGCTTGTCGGATTCAAAAGCCAGACATTGCTTATGGAAGTTAAAGATTCAGCCAAGCCGGCATCGAAGCGAAGATTGACGGAGGACCAGCTGCGGTGGCACGGATCATGGAGAGGTGGGCCACTGGCCATCGTTGACAGCCCAGAATCAGCCCTTTCGATACTGAGGCTTCTATGATTTTCGAACTGCACAATCCAGAACAGGCCAATGGAATCATCAAAACGATCTGGCCGAAGATAAAGCAAAGTCTGGCAGATGGGCATTCAATACGCTTGGAAGTGAAACGCTCCACCAGGTCATCGACTCAGAATGATATGTTCCACGCAATCATCGACAAGATCCACCAAGCCATGAAGGCGGCAGGATCAAAATGGTCTGCAGACGATTGGAAAAGACTATTGATTGACCAGTGGGCCAACGAAACAGACCGAAAGATTGGGAAGGTTGCGCCAAGCCTCGACGGCGAACGAGTTGTTCAATTGGGATGGCAAAGTAGGAAGTTCACCATTCCAGACGCTTCTGAATTTATTGAATGGTTGCTGGCCTGGTCAGCAGAAAAAGGAATTGATCTATGAAATGTCCGGTTTGTAATGTCTGGGCCGTTGTTAGGAAAATGCAGCCAAGAGAGCACAATGTTACTTACCGACGCTACGAATGCGGAAACATGCACCGATTCAATACTTATGAGCGAACTGAAATTTCCGAAGCACAGCTATATCCGAAGCAAGAAACTCCTACGATTGGTGGCCAGCCTTGACTGCCAACTCTGCGGCAGTCAGGAAGTCGTCCAGGCAGCCCACACCAACTGGGGCGGCGGCAAAGGCCGGAGCATTAAGGCAGACGACAACCTTGTCGCAGCGCTTTGCATGAAGTGTCACCAGGCCATCGACCAAGGCGCTTGCGGATCCAGGGCAGAACGCCAGGCCGCCTGGAACCTGGCGCACCGCAGGACCGTTGAACAGCTGGTGAACGCAGGGCTATGGCCATTAGAAATCCCGCAACCGAAATCAGAGGAAAATCCAGCATGACAACAAACCCCGCCGACAAAGTTGAACAATGGCCCATCAACAAGCTGGTGCCCTACGCTCGCAACGCCAGGACGCACAGCGACGAGCAAGTTGGCCAGATTGCGGCCAGCATCCGGGAATGGGGATGGACTACGCCGATCCTGGTAGACGAGGAAGGCAGCATCATTGCCGGCCATGGCAGAACACTGGCCGCACAGCGCCTGAAGATGACCGAGGTTCCTGTGATGGTGGCCGCAGGATGGTCAGATGCTAAGAAGCGCGCTTACGTACTTGCTGACAACAAGCTCGCTCTGAATGCAGGGTGGGATCCTGAAATGCTCAAGATCGAACTAGGCGCACTCGATGCGGCCGGCTTTGATTTAGAGTTAACCGGCTTTGTTGGAGATGACCTTACTCAGGCCATGTTTGGTGACTTAGCCGCAGAGGACCAAGATGATGAACTTTCCGAAAATTACAGCCGGAAGATTGAAGCGCCTATCTACACACCAAAAGGTGAAAAGCCAAGAGTTCCAAGTCTTTACGACGAATCCAAAGCCACAGAATTAAAATTGCAAATTGCGGAAGCCGACCTGCCGGCCGATGTGCGTAAGTTTCTCATTGCAGCAGCGGATCGACATACCGTATTTGACTTTCGCAATATCGCCGAGTTTTACGCCCATGCAGACGCAACTACGCAAGACCTAATGGAGCGCAGCGCACTAGTCATCATCGACTACGACAAGGCCATTGAAAACGGATTTGTGGAACTTTCACAGGCCATGCTCAAGCAGGCTGGCAAATTCAAACCCAAAGCAGGCACAGACGATGCGGAGTGACTTCGCTGCCCTAATCCTCACGCACGGAAGGCCTGACCGGGTCCACACCTACTACGCACTCAGGAATGCAGGCTACACAGGTCGGATCATCATCGTGATCGACAACGAGGACAAGACCGCCAACGAATACCGTGACCGCTACGGCACCGATGTTGTGGTGTTCGACAAAGCTGCCATTGCTCAAACCTTCGACGAAGGCGATAACTTCCAAGATCGCCGTGCCATCATCTACGCTAGGAATGCCAGCTTCCAGATTGCCAAGGACTTGGGCTATCGGTACTTTGTGCAGCTTGATGATGACTATATTGGCTTTTACTACCGATTTGACCAAGATGGTTTTTACGGCCATTGCACGACACCATCCCTTGATTGGCTTTTCTCAAGCATTTCAGACTATCTCAGCGTAACCCCTTTTGCCAGCATTGCTATCAGTCAAGGTGGGGATCACATTGGTGGAGGAGAGGGGAAAAAAGTAATTGGTACAAAACGAAAAGCTATGAACAGTTTTGTTTGCGATACCAAAAAACCATTTCAGTTTGTTGGGCGCATAAACGAGGACGTAAACACCTATACCTGCGAGCAACGAAAAGGCTTGCTGTTCATGACCATCATGGCCGCGCAGCTCAATCAAAAAACCACACAATCCAATGCAGGCGGCATGACCGATCTTTATCTGGACAGTGGAACCTACGTCAAAACCTTCTACAGCATCATGTACGCTCCGTCATGCGTCAAGGTCAGTGAGTTATCAGACCCCAAAAATGGACATTCAGGCCACGCCAGGATTCACCACAAAATAAATTGGAACAACGCAGCGCCCCTGATTTTGTCTGAGCATTACAAAAAGGCAGCACCATGAAATTGACAGCCAAACAAGAAGCCTTTGCCCAGGCTATTGCAGACGGCATGACCCAGGCCGATGCCTACCGAAACGCTTTCAACGTCAAGTCGACAACCAAGCCAGAAAGCATCTGGGACAGCGCCAGCAAAGTTATGGGGAACCCAGAGGTGGCCCATAGGGTAAGCGAACTTAAAGAAAAACTTGCATCAAAAGCGCTATGGTCACGAGAAATGAGCATCAAAGCACTTGTTCGTGCTTTCCAGCTTGCTGAAAAAGGAATAAACCCCCAGGCTATGACCGGAGCAATTAAAGAAATAAATGCGATGCACGGATTCAACGCACCGCAGAAGATTGACCTGAGCGCAGAGTTAACGCTTCGCCGGATTGAGCGAGTAATCGTCAAAGCATGAGCGTGCTAAAAATCCCCACTCCAGAATGGGCAGTTGCTTTGCTTGGAGCCAGCCGCTACAAAGGCGCATGGGGCGGCAGGGGAAGCGGCAAATCGCATATGTTTGCCGAGCTCATGATCGAGGCCCACATCATGGATCAGAAGCGGCGCAGCGTCTGCGTCCGTGAGATTCAGAAGTCTTTGAATCAGTCCGTGAAGCGTTTGCTTGAGACAAAGATCGAAGCCATGAATGCCGGCGCATACTTTGAAGTGCAGGATGTGGTCATCAAGTCCAGGAAGGGCGATGGCGCGATTATTTTCCAAGGCATGCAGAATCACACTGCGGATTCGATTAAGTCGCTGGAAGGCTACGATTGCGCCTGGGTGGAGGAAGCCCAGAGCCTGAGCCAGACCAGTCTGGATCTGTTGCGGCCAACCATCCGCAAGCCAGACTCAGAATTGTGGTTCACCTGGAACCCGCGCCAGCAGTCCGATCCCGTCGACTTCCTGCTGCGTGGTCCAACACCGCCAAAGGATTCGACCGTTCTCAAGGTCAACTTCACCGACAACCCGTGGTTCCCCCAGGTTCTTCGGGATGAGATGGAGTATGACAAGCGGCGCGATCCTGACAAGTATCAGCACGTTTGGCAAGGAACCTACCTTACCAACAGCAATGCCAGGGTTTTCAGAAACTGGAAGATCGAGGAATTCGAGGCACCAGCCGATGCCATCCACCGGCTTGGCGCTGACTGGGGCTTTTCGGTCGATCCTACCGTTCTGGTCCGTTGCCACATAATCGGCCGTACTCTGCACATCGACTATGAGGCCTACATGGTTGGCTGCGAGATCGTCAATACGCCAGATCTTTTTATGGAAGTTCCAGAGGCTGAGAAGTGGCCAATCGTGGCGGATTCAGCCAGGCCGGAGACCATCTCGCACATGAAACGAAACGGGTTCCCAAAGATCATGACAGCGGTAAAAGGCCCGAAGTCAGTGGAGGAAGGCATCGAGTTTCTGAAGAACTACGACATCGTCGTTCATCCTCGCTGCATCCACACCATTGACGAGCTGAGCCTTTACAGTTACAAATCAGACCCACTCACGGGTAGAATACTGCCTATACTCGAGGACAAGAAGAATCACGTTATTGATGCGCTGCGGTATGCTTGCGAGGGCATCAGGCGTTCGGCAGTGAGCAGACCAACCACATTTACGCCACTTCCAAACGTCAAACGCTGGGCATAACAAGGACACAAATGGCACGCATCCCCACTGACCAACGGCTTGCGAATCTGCACGCTGATGCCTTGCGGCAGTACAACGACATCCAGACTGCACTGAGGGATGAGCGCCTGCAATGCCTCCAGGACCGTCGGTTTTACTCACTCTGCGGCGCACAGTGGGAAGGCCCACTCTACGACCAGTACGAAAACAAGCCCAAGTTTGAAGTCAACAAAATCATGTTGGCGGTTATTCGGATCGTCAACGAATACCGAAACAACCGCATCACCGTCGATTATGTGAGCAAGGACGGTTCCGAAAACGACAAGCTGGCCGAGGTCTGCGATGGTCTGTACCGCGCAGATGAACAGGCGTCCGTGGCAGACGAAGCCTACGACAACGCATTTGAGGAAGCCGTAGGCGGAGGCATCGGAGCCTGGCGACTCAGGACAGTTTACGAGGACGAGGAAGATGACGAGGACGACCGTCAGCGGATCCGCTTCGAGCCGATCTACGATGCCGACAGCTCCGTTTTCTTTGATCTGAACGCCAAGCGCCAAGACAAGTCAGACGCAAAGTTCTGTTTCGTCGTCACCAGCATGACCCGCGACAGCTACAAGGAAATCTATAACGATGACCCGGCAGACTGGCCCAAGA